CATATTATGAGCTTGAGGATCAGCTTGTGCCAATTGCAATTGTGTTTGCGCCAATGTTACACGCTGAGCCATGGAAAAAATATTAGGATCTGAAACAGGAAGAATGTCTATTTCATCACTAAAATCTTCTACCTTTAAACTTGGGACTGCATCTTTTCCAACTTCATATGGATACATTGGAGGAAGAGACTCAGAAAATATTTTGGCCAGTAATTTAAATTCAATTTTTTGTGCATAATGTAAGCGCTTATGAATAGCAGACATAATGCGAGCGCCTCGTTCCATTAATGCCATTGTAGTTCCGACAGGCGCATTGGATGCAACACTGTCTCCAATCTTTTGATCAGCGACAGAAGCAAATCGTGTTCCCGCTTCAACAACGAAACCTAATAAAGCAAATAAGGTTTGACTTGGTTCTTTATAAGGTAATGGTAATAGTCCCTGGCGAAGATCACCAGAAGGAGCGTCTACATCCCTGAATTCTCCTGGTTGGAGAGGGGAGTCATCATCCTTAATTCGCAGCCCTCGAGCTTTAAAGCCCGCTGGAAGATTGGACAATGTACCCGCATCGATAAGTTGTCTAAGAGCTGACGTTGCGGTTCTTGATAAACCCCCGAGCATGTGGATAAGACCAAAACCATAAAAGCTAAAGCCAGGTAAGAACTTATAATGAACAAAATATTGTTTCTTTTTCTTCTTAGGATCATCTTCATTATAATTTCGGTAAATGGAAAGAACTTGTGCAGATCCTTCATCTAAAGTGACGATATACGGAACTTTAATTCCATCTTCACTATCTATTCCTTCAATATTTAAATCAACATGCATTTCCAGTAATTGATAATCCTCTTTTTGATAGGATTTTTTCATTCCTGCAATTTGATCTTCTTTCTCTTGAATTCCTGTTTCTGTAGTAGATACCATCAGATCCACATCACGGTATAATCCCGCTACTTGTAATTTTCTTACTTCATTTTTACTTTTACGAATAGTATGAGTGACACGTTCACATGATGGCAGATCAGTTGCTAAATAAGGAACATAAAAGTCATCCGAAGGAATAAATTTAGAAACGGCGCGTTCCAATGCTTCATCATAGTAAACTTTTTTAAATGCCGATCCTGATAAAGGCAGATAAAATAATAATGAATCAAGATCTGGATCATATTCTTCCATAACATGGGAAATTTGATAATTCATATAATCCTTCACCCGTTGAGCCTGTTCCTCTTTTTGAGTGGTAATGTGTCCTAAAATTTGTGTATTAACCGGCCCTCCTGATGGCAGTAATTCTTTATAGGCTTGTGCTTGAAATTGTGTAATCGCTTCAGAGAGCATAGGGTGCGTAACACTGCTTGCTCCTGCGAATGGCATTGTGCGTTCCTGATATTTAAATCCTAAAAGATCAAGTCCTTTTTTGTAAGTGTCTTCCCAATCCTTACGCGAAGCTTTATCATCCTCAAACGCCTCTTGCAGTTCATTTGATATTCTTCCCAGCTCGGAGTCTTCCAAGACTTCAGCCAGATTCATGTCAAAAGTGGTTTCAAGAGGTCTTTCTTGTTCGCCTACAATAGAGCTCCCGTCATCGAGTAATTCTACCTCAGGTCGGGTTCCGTCTTCTACTTGCATTTCCACCATTTGCTGTACTGCTTTTTCCTGTTCTTCAGGAAATCCTGGTGGCGAGTTGGGAGTAAATCCAATAGGTCGATCAATTGCCATTATGCTGCCTCAAATATATCAATTAGTTCAGGAGTATACACCATACCTCCGTCTTTTCTATGAGTTTTATGTGGTAATAGCATTTCCGGTGTAAATTTGATACCAAAAGCGTCAACCCATGTATTGCCCATCTTAACCTTTACTGTTACTACTTCTGAATTATTCTCCAAGGCCGCGCGTCTTAATGCTTTTTCCAATACGGAAGTGTAATGTTTCTGGTCCGATTCAATTTTAAGGGATCCTCTGTCCTCCATCTGTGACCATTCCGCTCTTGCTTCATCCTTTGTTTTAAATTTTCCTTTTATAATTTTTTTATTTTTTCCCTCGCCCTGGACGATCTGCCATGTCTTTGGCGCCATAGAGTTAGGACCGCCATAAAATTCCTCCATTCCTATCCCTTTCATATCCTTTGTCCTTTGGGAAAGTGGAGTGTGGGTTCCACCATAGTTTTGTCCCTTCCAGTATGTTTCACTAATCGGTTTTGCCGGTGAAATGACATACATTGTCGCCGCATCATCAGCCTTGTCAACAAACAACCTCTGCGCCCCCTGATACAAGTCGCGCTTGATGAGCGCCTCGCCCCATTCGGTTCTGTCCTTGAACGGAATATTAGGCTGTAAGATCTTCATTGATTCCTGAGTTAATGACTTTTCTAATTCACTCAGAAGTTTTGATTCTGTCTTTCGTGCAGCTTCCGCTTGTTTCATCAGTTCCTTGGACGGCCATTTTCCCGCCGCAGCCAGCTCCGTGAAAATCTTCTGTGTCTTGGCGAACTCGTCCATAAACATCTGCATCTCCTGGGCGGTCTGAAAGATGGGGCGAAAAACAGTTTTATTCTTAAGAAAATATTCAACGACTTCCGGGTTCATATTCTGGAAGCGTCCTCCATACCCTCTTGACTCTCTAACTATTTCCTGCTCCCTGAATATCTTATTCTTGTCTATGAGATCCCCCAGGGCTTCCTTGAACTTCTCCTCCATTCGCTTAGCGTTCTGCAGCACGTCGGATTGAATCTCATCGGCGAACGTCACGCGGATCTCCTCCCCCTTTGAAGCCGCTTTCATCTTATTCAGCTTGAATTTGTCGCCCGCCAGCTTGTTTTCAAACTGCTTTATTTGTTGGAAAAGGGGTGCGTCCAAAGCTTCCAGATCAAAAGTATATTGATTAACAATATCTTTAATTTCCCCTTTGCTTAATTGATCTATAGGTTGGAGATCAATTTCTCCTTTTCTGAATAATTTACTGTAGGCTGACGCGTACAGGCCATCCACCTGACTTTCAACCTTCTTCACATTGCTTGCGATTGTTTTCATCTGCTTAGGGTCTATGGCCGCAGTGATTCCCTTTTCAACGGGAAGCTTCGCCTTGCGATCCGAGAGTCGCGACCAACCGATCACGTACCTCTCACTGAAACCGTGAACTGGTCCTTCAAACGTTGAAAGCTTTCCTGGATCCAGTGGAATATGCTTAGGATCAAGATACAGAACGGATTCACGGTATGTACCAGGAATGAATCCCGTTGACATGTTGCCATCACCGTACTTGGCCGGCTTATCCCCGAGCCAGCCGTAATTAACAGTCTCCACCTTACGCATCGGGGACTGGCGAATAATCTCCAGCATTTCATTCTTGATTAAAGGCGTTCCGTTCTTCTCGGCCATCGCGACATAGCGCGATAGGATATTATCCTCCAGTTCCGGTTTTGAAATTCCCCGCGTGTGCAAAAACTTAAACAATTCGTCCGCGGTCGCGAAACTCTCCGGCGTGTTGGGGTCCATCATCTTCGCCTCCACATTGGAATAGAACATTGACTCCGCCGTCTCGGGAGAATCCGAAATAGGCTTCAGGGGCTTTTTCTTCACCGCCGTGGTCGTAGCAACGTCAGCAACCTCCTCCGCAGACCATTTTACTCCTGCATCAGTCTCCACCGGCTTTTTGCTTAAGCCCAGTTTCTCGCTGATTGTCCTTAGAATACTTTTTTCATTTTTAGTTAAATTCTGTGCGAGGATCTTGGCCTTCTCCACGCCGGCCACGGCCCAGATAGGAACTTTTCCTAAAAGATTAGCAACCTGCACTTCTTCGTAGCCCGCGTCCTTCGCCGCTTGGAAAACGTCCGTTTTACTCGGACGCTTTTTAGTTTCTTCAAAAATTCCCTCCAGATCTTCCCAGCTTTCAAATTCCGGCCCGACGTCTAATTCCTTTAAATCAAAATAAGGGTCGTCTCCCGCTACTCCTGAGCTTACTTCCCCAGGATCTCCTCCTAAAGCCAGACCAGGTGGTGGACTTACATTAGGTGATGTTTCCTCACTATATAATACAATAT